CTTCAAGACGAAGTAAAGCATTACCTGTACCGATTAGAAGTTTTAAAGCCTCAAACAAAGGTACTCGATATGCTTTCTTCTCTATATATGTATATAAATCTCTTTCATAGTTAGCTAATGCTTCCTCTAACTGAGCATCCTGCTGAGGGTCTAAGTCAGCAACATCCTCAGGATTAGGCATCAGTCTAAAGAAAGGAGCATTAGGAGGTAACAATGTTAACAATAGTTTACTCGCTAAGTGATTCACTGCACGAGCACCAATTGATTGATAAGGAGTAGCTAATACATCTTGCTCCTTATGACCTTGCTTAGTTAACATAGAAGGAATAGTTAAAGAAGCACAATCTCTTGCTCTATCTAATACCGTTGACTTCTCGCCTTCTAGTTTAGACCATCTAGCTTTGAGTGTTACTGTACGTTCTTCTGCCATACCTTACTCCTTAATATCCTTTAGCTACTCCAGACTTAACGCCTGATTTAACAGCAATGGCTAATCTGCCTTTACCTTTCTTAATAGCTGTCATCTTCTTAGTTTTCTTAAGACCATCATCACCTGGCTTAAAAGTAGCATCATCTCTTGGTGCTGCTGCTGGTGTAGCTGGTGGTGGTGGTGTAGGTGCTTTAGGTGAGCTAAATAATCCGCCCATAGTTATTCTCCTGTGTGTTGTAGTTGTCTTAATAAACGAAGTAATTCTATTACTCCTGCTTTCTTACCCCGTTCAAAGTCAGACATTTGTTCAGTAACCATTTGGTCAGGGAACATAAGTTCTAATTCTGTAAGTAAGACTGTAGTTTCTCTCGGAAGTCTATCCATTATATAAGTAAGTAGTGTCAGATTTACCCACTACTCCTTGTCCTCCATTTTATGTTGTACTTTACATTTACTGCCATCATCATTAGTAATCCAAATCTCTCCATCATCTTCAGCTAACTTCTGTAAGTTACTGTAGTAGCTGTCCACTCTATCTAAACCTTGTTTCCTTAGTATCTTACACAACGCCTCATATCTAGTACCTAGTATAGTATGTTGGTCTTCAAGCTCAGTTAGTTTCATCTCTAGTTCTCTATAGGTAGGTATTATGGGGATATTGTTAGTAACCCCTCTTCTAAACTTCTCCCCAAGACCATCAAGCCACTTCTTCTTATCCCAATAATCGTCACCCATTAGAAATACTTCCTCCACCAAACAATTACACCATCACGCTTAATAGTCATACTCTCACAGAATTGAAGAGCACCTCTAGCTTCTGCTCTTAGTACATATGTATAACAAGCCTGTACACTAGGACATACAACAGTACCACCGCCTCCATCTGTTTGGACTATATCCATAGTGACGTAATCATCCTTGTGGGGAAATGAGAAAGGGCTTGAAGGTGCTTCAATTCTTCCATCGAATATCTCAGCCCTAGACTCACCTATCAGTAGTGATACCACTATTAGAGAAGTTAAGAACAATCCCTTGTGGGAAATTATATACTTCTTGAACTCCTTTAAGCACCCCTTCAGGGAGCAGTCCTCTATCCATTCCCATCCCGTGTCTCTTCCTTTTGCGTGTAGTCTTTGTCTTCCTTTCCATCCTTTGTATCCTTGCATTTCTGCTCCTTTAACTTGTCCCACTTAAACCCTTTATGCCATTCAAAGTTTGGGAGGTAGTTCTTCTTTACCACCCCCACTCACCGTCCATTCCTGCAGCAGAGTAATCAGTAACAGTTCCTTCAAAGAAGTTCTTGAAACTATCACCTGCTACAATCCATTCTACCCAAGGCAGGGGATTATCTTTAACACCCCAATTAGGCTTAAGACCGAGCATTATTAATCGTCTGTCCGCCAAATGTCGTATGTATTCTTTAACTTCAGCTTTGTTGAGACCCTCCACACTTCCCAGTGCATAAGCCAAATCGATAACCTTATCTTCCAAGGACACCGCCACCCTGAACATCTCATATATTTCTCCTTTAAATTCATCTGTAACAACCCTAGGATGCTCAGAACAGAATGCTCTAAATAGTCTAGACATACCTTCAACATGAATACTCTCGTCTCTAATACTCCACTCAACTACCTCGCACATACCTTTCATCTTGCCACGTCTTTGATAGTTTAATAACATAGCAAAAGCAGAGAATAGCGACATACCTTCATTACAACAGGTTTGTGCTAGAGCCTTAGCTAGACCATGCTGTGTAGAAGTATCATTATCTTGCATGAACTCAACCTTGTTTGTTAGTTCTTCATACTCAAGGAAAGCTTCATACTCACTGTCGGGGAAGCCTAACGTATCATTAAGTAAAGCGTAGGCTCTCTGATGTGTGCCTTCTCTCGCAGCAAAGCTCATCAACATATTCCTAATCTCATGGTTACGGAACTTAGGGATGAATAGGTCACAGTAGTTCTGACCTACCTGTACATCTGACTGTGTGAAGAGGCGTAGTATCTGAGTGATGTGGTTCTTCTCGACATCGCTGATATCCCCTTTCTTCCACTGGTCGACATCCTCTTGTAGCTTAACTTCCCATGTGCCCCAATGTACCTTCTCGTGTTCCTCTGCAATCTCCATAGCCCACACGTGATTAAACGGTTTGTAAGCTTGAGCCTCATCCATTACCCCTGGCAACTCAGACATCCTTCCTCCTCCTTAAAGTTCTCTAATTTAATACGTTCTACCTTCTTACCAATCTGCTCAGCTACACTAGAGCTATTAGTTCTTAAATAATACAACCCCTTTAACTTATCCTTCCAAGCCTTAAGGTGTACTTTATTTACATATGACTTGTTACTACCTGCAGGGAAGAATAGATTAACGCTTTGACCTTGGCATATAAACACTTGCCTTTGAGCTGCGTGCTCTACTACCCACTCTTGGTCTAATTCAAAAGCAGTCTTATATACGTCCTTCTCCCACTCACTCAAATAGTCTAACTGTTGAACACTACCTTCATGATGGATAATGTTAGACCACTGCCTAGTTAACCATTCCTTACCTTCACCTAACTTGATTCTTAACCAAGTGAGCACCAACCCTAGTCCTATGAGTATAAGCATTAGACTTGATAGGCTCAATACTAGCACTAGTCCCACAAATAATAGAGGAGTTAGCATTAGGAGCAACAGCGAGTAAGTGAGAATTTCTTTTACCTGTTCCGATACCATCTAAATATTCTCCTCTAACATCAGCTAAAGCCCTAGTAGCAGATAAGGCTTCATCCTTTATATATTTAAACATCTGTAGGTTCTTACCCGTGGCTAGGGCACTTTCCCAAGGGATGTTCTTACTCTGTAGATAACTGTGGAATCCCATAGCACCTAATCCTAGACTACGCTCACCGACTGCAGATGTAATAGCCTTCTTCATATGTATAGGATGAGCACCATCGATGAAATGTGTAAGTACATTATCCAACATAGTTATCAAATCTACTACTAGCGAGGTTTCCTTCCACGCCTCAAAATGTTCAAGATTGACGCTGGATAAGCAACATACTGCCGTCCTATCTTCGTTGGTCGGAAGGTGAATTTCATTACATAGGTTGCTTCCTTTGATTTCGAGTCCTTCATCCTTTAAGGCTTGGGGGAGCTGTCTATTAGCTTCGTCAATGAAGTTAAGATACGGTTCTCCAGTTCTGAAGCGTACCTCGAGAAGTCTCTCCCAAAGTTCCCTCGCCCCGATAGTCTCTGTAGTAGCACCTGTGTTAGTATCCACCAGATTCCAGTCGCTATTACTAAGCACACTATCCATAAACTCATCAGTAATATTGACAGCATTGTTAATGTTAAAACACTTACGGTTGCTGTCACCCCCTGTCGGCACTCTGATATTAATGAATTCCATAATGTCTGGATGGCTGATGTTTGTGTATGCTGCATAACTCCCCTTTCTTGTTTTGCCTTGTTTGTACGCAGTCATTGCTGCATCGGCTACTTTAATAAATGGTATTGGTCCTGGTGCTTTATCACTTACAGGTCTTACATCACCCCAGTGTCCGCCCACACCACCACCTTTAACAGATAGCCAAGCGAGCTCAGACTGATGACTAATGAGACCATCAAGAGTGTCAGGTATATACGATAGGAAACACGATATAGGCAATCCTTTAGTATCGTTGTCTTGCGAAGGAGCATTACTGAGAATAGGACTACTAAACATAAACCAACCATTTGATACAGCATCATATAACCTCTGTGCTAATTCTAAATCTTCATTACTATAGGCAACACAAGCTCGTGCATAAGCTTCTTGTGGTGACTTCTCTTTCCCCCTTAAATAATAACCCTTAACAAGCTCTTGTGCTTGTTGGGACATTATCTTGTCTCTTGTTCTATCAATAGTAATACCTAAGTATTCACTCTTCATCCTCAATTCCCCATAATTTAATTACATCATTACCGTTGTACTCACTAGGTCGTAGCATTCTTGCTACTCTAGCCTGTACTAGGGCATCATCTTCTGTTAGTTCTTTCTCTTCGTAGGTAGCCACAATAGCATCCCACACTTCTTGCTCGTTAGTCAAATCAAGGGGTTGAAGTATCTTCTCTGCCTTCTTTGGACCAATTCCTGGACAGCCTTTATAGCCATCACTTGTATCACCTGTAAGAGTTTGTAAGTAGAACATATAGTCTGCTTCATCCTGCTTTACTTTATAACTCTTAAGGGTTTTGTAGTTGTAGTGAGCACCTACTGCCTGATTTAAATCCTTGTCAATATGACATAACACCCACTCACTAGGCTCGTCATACATCTTCCAAACACAGAAATCATCTGCCTCTACATAGGTAGGGGTATGTGTGTTCATAGCTTCAGATAAGAAAGCCCTAAGAGGTTTTAGTAGCTCTAGTGGATTCTTAGCAGGTTTCCTATTACCCTTATATGTTTTTAGTACATCGTATCTAAAGGTACGCTTAGGGGAAAGTACACAGAGGTAGCCGTCTGCATCTACTGCTTCAACTATATCGTTTATGTTCCTTCTCAAACCTCGCTTAGCTTTAGTTAGATTAGTGGTTATAGTAGTAGTATTCTCATCCCACTCTGTTACTTCTTGGTTAATACTTGCGTGCTTATATATTAAGCTATCACTATCAATGAGTGCTTTCATTACCTATCTCCTTTAATGCCTTGTGTTTGTTAATTATTGTATAGGCTAACCTACTGATATCTAGTTTGATTAACTCACTAGCACCGTGGTCACCACCCATAACTGTGTCCTTGTGTTCGCATACAGCCTTAAGTGTTTTGGTAGGGATTACAAACCCTAGAACATACTCACCTCTACTATCGATTAAGTTATGTATCCACATATCACTCTCAGTGGAATCAATACCACTAGGCTTACCGTAGCTGTTGCATTCTATAACTATATTTCCATAGAATTCCCAAGTACCATTCTCTGTTTTAACCTCTGCTGTTTTAAACGCCTCATCTATAAAATCCTCCCACTTCTCACCAAACGCTAAGTCAAGGTCGAACTTTGTAAATGCCTTACCTCTATTATTAGCTGGCATCCAAGAACCCCCTAAGGTCTTCCTCAGGTATAGCTCCGACCTTAATAGCGTACGTCTCATCTTTGAATATGATTGTAGTGGGTACTCCACTTATTCCATAATCACTAGCCATCTCAACACCATCATCAGTTTGAATATCAACTGATTGAACCTCATAGTGACTATAGTCTTCCATTACTCTTACAAAGGTGGGTAGATAATCCTTACATACCTCACACCAATCTGCTGTAAATCTAATAACTCTAGTGGACATATCTGCTCTCCCCTGGACCTAACTCCCCCAAACATATATCTGCTAATTCTTGAGTAGCAAATACTGCTTCCATAATTTTATCAATAGGTATGGCATATCCTACCTTCTCTAGTGTTTGTAGATAGTCGAAGAGTAAATCCTCCCAACCATCAATAGGGAGCATTACCCCCTGTGACTCGATGTGTTCGTCAAATGTCATTCTGTTCCTCAGGTTTTGTTAGTTCCAGCATTATCTTGTTAAGATACCACTGGGCTTTCTTTAGGTCTTCAAGACCATTCTTATACTTATATCTCGCCACGTACTTAACAACATTACCTTCTAGGTAACTTAGTTGTTGGTCTAATATAAAATCTATTACTTCTCTGTTCCCTTGTTTGTAGTGACTAGGGTTTATGTTGTCCTCGGTCATCCTTATCTCCTTTACTTATGTGTTTAAATCCTAATTGTTTTAATAGTTGTAATGTTGTTAGCATACTAGCTATTACCTTATCATCCACATCGAGCTTAGTTGTGGATACTCTTATTATTGCTTCATCAATCTTTATCTTCGTATTCACCCACTAGCTCCACGACTGCATAGTTCTCATCGCCTATCCCACCGAAGTCTGCTGAGAAGCCTGTAACATATTTATAATTATCGTCTTCGATAGCACCAAACTCAACCATAGCATCCATTAGGAATTTATGTAAAGGTGCGAGATAATTATCAACGTCCTTAACCCTTTTATTGTTAAAGTAAATAGTGTACTCAGGTCTAAGTGTTTTAAACTTAGGTAGCTGTTCACACCACTCTTTAACTATTTCGTGGTAATTCTGTTTAATGTTGTTCCGTTGCGTGTAGTGCATCGGTAACCAAGTGTTAGTAGATAGTAGTAGTTGTCGTCTCTTGTTACCTCTTCCCTTCCAATAGAGTGGTAGAGGTAATATAGCTTTAATGCGTGTCGTACCAGGTTTCACCATGTTGTGCTTCTCCTTCAAGTTTAATTCTAAAATTAAGAAGGTTAGTAACTTCAGCAAATGTTGCTTCCGCTATCTCCTTAACTTCATCAACTTGAGCTTCTAACACTTCCATCTGTACTTCATCATGAATATTCCCAATGAGTTTAACATCATGATTAATAAGATTCTTCGCTAACTGAACTGTATAATACTTCATGACATATGCACCTGCCGACTGCAGTAAAGTATTTAAAGCAGAATGAGGGCTTCGTATGTATAACCTTCTACCTGTTAACCCTGTGATATACCCCTTCTCTGCTGATTTAGTAACAGATGTAATGAGCTTCTCTAGAGCAGGTAGTGTTTTAAAGAATTTCTTCTTCAAGGCTTTACCTTCCTTAGCTTTACCACCAACAATAGAACCAATCTTACCGTCACCTGCTCCATATAAGAAAGCATAGATAAAGGTCTTAGCTTGGTCTCGTGTAGACAACCCTGCTGCTTCTTGGTTTACTGTGTGGATATCACCATCCAATACTTGCTTACCATAGCTACCTTTATCCCACTTAGCCATGTAGTGAGCAAGCATCCTCAGTTCTAATCCACTAGCATCCACACCTACAATACTGTAACCCTTGGGAACTTTAAATAGTGCCCTACATTCCGAACCTTTAAAGGCTCTAGAAGAAGGTGTCTGTGCTACGTTAGGTTTCCTATGGGTACATCTACCTGTGACTGCTCCTAATGTATCAAGCTGTCCGTGGATACGGTCATCATTACCTACTAACTTAAGCCAAGCATTGTTACCTTCTGCTACCATTCCAATCAGCTTATTGATATCAAAGAACTTAACTAGTAGTTGGGCTTCGCTCCACTTCAACTTACTAAGAACTACACTGTCTACGATTGGGTTTCCCTTCTCAGACATCTTAGGCTTCCATCCATATAAGTCACCTAACCATCGGGCTATGTGTTGTCTAGAAGCAGGATTGAATGGGGTGTATTCAACAGAACTATTACGCCAGAAGCTAACACCTAATCTATTGAAAGGTGACCTAACATAATTCTTCTCACCTTTGTAAATGTACTTAGGTTTGAAGGTCTCATACAACTCCTTCTCAATAGCTTCCTTATCTCTCATAAGTTCCACGTGAAGCTTCTGTGCTTTATCCACATCAAACAACCAACCTGTTGCAGTCTGCTCCACCATTAGTACGGCAAACTCCTGTTCAATTCTTAAAGCTTCTGCAGGTAACCAAGTCTTAGTTAGTAACTTCTTATAAACCTTGGTGGTTAATCTTACATCCTGCTTACAGTAGATAAGCATATCCTCGTTGTAGGAATCCCAAGCATCCTCTTGTTCACCATAGTCACCCTTGTAGAAATCAAGTCGTGCACCCCATGACTTTAAAGAATGCCTACCTTTAAGACGTGGGCTTATGTTTCTACACTCATCTATTGTATGCATATTGTAGTAGGCTAACTTACTCAGAATAAGAGTGTCAACAACCGTATCACTTAATGCTATGTTTGGATATAGTTTGCGTATCACTGGTAGGTCAAACCCAATGATGTTATGCCCCACTAGAGTATCAAACTGACTTAATATTTCAAGTCCCTTTTGTATCTGATGTGGTTTAAAGGAATAGTAGTGCTGTTCCTCTAAATCATATATAACCATACAATGGATAGTATGAACCTCATCCAACAAGCCATTAGTTTCTAAGTCAAAAATCGCTGTCGACATCTTCAACCTCCTCAAACTCATCAGACGATAACTCAATTCTCCCTGTGTCGTGGTTGTATTGTAGGGTATCTGCTTTACCTAACATACCTCCAAATCTATTCTTAAGAACCCTGATAGTAATCTTATCGCCTTCCTCCTCGGATTGGGCATCACGCTCTAGTCCGATAACAGCATCACTCAGTTGAGCAATAGCACCTGAACCTCGTAGCTGACTAAGTGTAATCTGTGCTCCGTCTTCATGTCCTTTGTCACCCGATGCTCTACGCAAGTGGGAGATAAGTAGCATACCTACATTAGTCTCTTCTACTACAGACCTCAACATAGTCATTAGGTTATCAATAGACCTACGCTCATCACCACCTTCCATACCTGAGATAACAATAGAGATATGGTCTAGAACAATGAAGTCCACACCACAGTTATGTATCATCACTCGTATCTTAGCTAGTAGGTTCTCAGTTTCAATAGAACCGAAGTGGTCATAGAGATACAACCTATCCTTACCGATTGTTTCACCCCAAGCTTCTTTCTCTTCCTCAGGGGTTAACTCATCATCAAAGAATAGGGGCTTGTTACTATACATCCCTAAGAACTTGGTTAACGTACTACGCCAATTCTCTTCCAAAGCTATGTAGCCAATCTTCTTCTCTTGTCGTAGCATTAGGTCATAAGCAATCTCTCGTACTACTGTTGATTTACCCATACCCGAACCAGCAGTGAAAGTAACTAACTCACCTTTGCGTAGCCCTTTAAACATATCATCCATCTTAGGGTAGGGGTAGTGACAGGTTTCAAATACTTGCTTCTCTTTGTACTTGTCCCATAACTCAGACCCATTTAGAATACCATCGGGTCTCCATTCCTTTGCATCATAAGTAGCATTAACAACCGCTGACTTACCTTCGGCTATTAACATCTCATTAGCATCTTTGTATTGGTTAGATATTACCTTAACCTTACCTGGGCTGAGTAAAGGCATCACTGCTTCTACTGCATCCTTACCTGCTTGGTCATTATCAAACCAAAGTACGATAGTATTGAATCCTTCTAACCACTCTAGGTTCTTCTTGATACAAGTAGATGCTGATTGAGCACCATTAGGTAATGATACAACAGGGTACTTACAATCAAATGCCTCAGCTACAGATAGACAATCTACCTCACCTTCGGTGATAATAACCTGCCTTCCTTTATCTCTGAATAGTTGTTTACCAAACATAACACTAGGGTTTACTGTTCCTATTGCTCTGAATGATTTATCTTTGAATCTAACCTTCTGTCCGACCAAGTTATTATGGTCATCATAGTAGTTGGCTAGGTAGGCAGGACTGCCGTCAATCTCTGCTAGGTGGTAACCATATTTACGACAGGTTTTGACACTAAGTCCTCTGCCTTTAATATCTTGGTATTCCCCATGTAGTAACTCGTCTCTCATGTTGTGTCTCCTTCTTTGTGTATTTACTTGTTGTTTACTTGTGTTTCCCGTATAAGTTGATTTGGTACAACTAAAACAATAGGTGTTGTTTGTATATTCACTTAAAGCATCAGTTGAACCGCAATCAGGACAAGGCAAGTGAGCCCTTATTAGCTCACCGTCCTCTTCCGATTGGTGCATTAAAAATCTAAGTCTTCAGCTGTGTCAGCAGTTACAGGTTCACCTTGGAAGATATCCTCAGCTTTAACACCTAAGGTAGTAGGTGCTACATAACCACCATCTACTGCATCAAACCCTGTTGAAGCATTACCATACTCAACCAACTCAACAATCTGTACAGCGTTAAGTCGGAAGCTGATACCTACTGTGTTAGTAGATGCCATGTAGTATAGTTTAGGGAATACCTTAGCTCGTACCTTACTACCGTTACCAACTAGAGGGCAACCATTAGTAATATCCTTACCTGTGCTATCTACGATAGGCATTATCTGCTCGTTACCTTTAAAGTCCTTAGCAAATTGCTTAGTTCTTAACTCGAGTTCACCTGTTAGGCTACCGTCCTTATCCTCTGCTTCTCTAAATAGGTCAGCTTTAGCTAATGACTTCTGCTTGGCAGGTTTAATTTCAGCGAAGGTCTCATCATAGAATTCATTTAATAAATCCTGCATCTTACCTTTAAAGACTTCTACTTCCTCGGGTTTGAATACAACACTCATTGAAAACATAGGTGTTGGATTAAACTTATTAGCCTGTGGCTCAGTTACCTTTGCCCATAGTGCACTTCCTGTTGGCGTTACTAACGCTTTTACTTTACTTGTATTTGACATTTTACAGTCTCCTTATTATTTACTTGTGGCTTTATTGCCGTTATACATCTCTAACCTAAGATATATAAGTTAGAACAACCAAGGTGGGAGTAGGTCATGAAAGAACCTTTGACACATGATTGCTCTACTTATATAACCTAGTATAAGAATATGTTAGTAACTTAGTCAACTCCGTTGCTTCTACTACTACTTTCTTCTTACTTATTATATAACTATATAACACTTGTTAATTACTTTTGTTTCTACTTGTTATTGCTCTTTTGTTTCTGCTCCTAGGTTTCTTAGTAGTAGTAGTCTGCTCCTTGTTTATGCTCATTTCTTTACTATATTATATAAGGGGTTTCTACCTCTGTATATAAGTAAGTAGTGTCAGCCTACATTCATACTTATATTACTCTGTCAAGTACAGTCTTATAAGTATTAGTAACATTAACACAAATATAGATACCAGCACAAACCCATTAGTAAGTCCACTTTGTAAAGATACTAGTAATCAACTAAATATATAATTACTATCCCATACCTCCTGAATATCTAAGGTGTATAACATCACCTCATCAGGATGCCTTAGTTTTATGTTAGGTAGCTTGCTCTGTAACTGCTCATACCAATCAGATAAAGGTTCAGCTATAAACAACTCAACATAACTATCACGAACTGCATTGTTTAGATGTTCTACTTCAGTACAAGGAACAGCAAAACTATCGTGAATTAAGGCAAAACTATTAACACCATACTCATTAGCTAATCGTTCTACTGTTAACATCATAAGAGTAGCATCAAGGGAGTGAATGAAGTTAGGAGCAATGGAACTAGACTGCTTCCTACTATCTAGTTTATCAGTTAAGTAGGAGAATTGCATCTGTCCTATTTGTGTTTTAATCTGCTTCTTCTTTCTCTTCTGACTTGCTTGTATCACAGGGAAACCAAAGATAGGTGTTTTCCATACTAGAGGCTTATTACTGAGATTAAAGTGTTTAGTTATCTCCTTAATATACTCTTGTCCTACAATAGCACCCTTAACCACCTCAAATATAGCTTGAGTGTTTAGGTGGGTTAATAATTTAATACTTACCCACTTCTCACCTCTCCAAAACACCTCACCATCGTCTTGGGCTTGGTCGAACAATTCCCTAAGTTGGTCATACATACCTCTCTGTGTTACTGAGTAAGGTTGTGTCATGACATTACGCTTAGTCTTCTTACGGTCAATCTTACCTTTTAAACCTTCAGCTTCAATATGTGTTTTAACTTCAGTAAACTTACCTTCAGCATCAGTAAAAGTAAACTCTTTAGGGTAATCTCCACTAAGTAATCTACGTTCAACTACATCCGCTACTTCTTTGTAGATATCAGCAGGTCTTCCACTCTCATTATTAATTACATTTACTGCTCTTGCTCCTTCCTCATCCATCAACAACCCACTATATATTTGAATTCCGCTGCAGGTTGCATCTAGAGGTACAGGATAATAGACTAGCTTACCCTTCAAGGCATCTGACAGTGCCTTACAGCCACTTAAAAACATCAGAGGTTCATCAGCTTCAGTCCAGAAGGAAGTCTCCTCTAAGGGACTCTCAGCACATTTAAGAATTGAGCTTAGATTGTCATCTACATAAGAAACTCTCTCATCATAAGGTAGTTTGTCATAACCCATAGAATTAGCTAGGGCTACCTTCAACCAATAAATACCTTCTATTGTTGGTTCTACTCCCTCAGCAAATTCCATCAAGGCTTTAACATTACTTGTTGCCTGAGGATTAAATACTTGTTGTACTGGATATAACCTACCTCTAAAGTCAGACTTATATGAGAAGTAGAATCTCTCGTATTTACTAAATTGTTTAGCAATGTCAAAAGCAACGGCATATATCACTCTTCTGCTGTTATTTGCTTCTAACTTCGCCAATACTGCTTCTCTTCTCTTGTAGTAGGCAGTGTAATCTTCCTTCCTTTCGTGCCTAGTGAACCCTCGTTCATCTTGGAATACCTCACCAAAATGCTCGGGTTTAACTAAATCATCCACCTTAATAAATTCTTGGAAGGGTAGACCTGCAATGCACTTAGGATTGTCCTTTGGTTTAGAGTAATCAGTTATATTATTCTTTAATATATTATCTACAACCTCAAACAACCACTTATTAACCCTCCAAGGTGTTGCTGATATACTATTTACAACACCATATAGACGACTTAGGTCTAAACCTTCCTCTATTAAGCCCTTATATATGGCACGTTGCTTAGTATTCTTCAGTTTAATGAACCCTTTACAGTCGGAATGGTGATAACCACCACAATTACCCTCGGACCAAGCCCTAGGTTTAATAACTAGAGGCTTGTAAGTTATTGATAACTCTGTTAAAAACTGTTGTATATTACCTACAACCTCTTCTGCTCCTTCCGTTAACCTATAGAAGTAGAGAGGTGACTTCCTAGCTCTCTTAGTGTTGGGTGTATGCCTTTTAAACTTAGTTACCAAGCCTAGATTAGCACTTAACAGTAGTTCAAACATCGCAATCCCCGTAGGAAGTCCAATTTCCTCTACTTCTTGCTCAACTAATAGCTGTGCTAGTCGTTTCTTTCTAGAATTAACATAATCTTGCCCACGCTTCTTGTACTCGTACTCAATATAAGCAAACAACTTAGGTTCTTGGGCTTGGAATGTGTCGAGCATAATGTCATTCTTTAAGTTTCTAAGTAAGATACCTATTAATTGTTGGGTAGAAGCAGGTCGCTTCATAACTGAAGACACAACACTAGATATAATTAAGAATGCTAAGTCACTTTCTCTCCCCTTGTAGCTTAATAATGGTTTTCTTCTAGAATTTGAGAAACCTCTTAAGGTTGGCAGCCAATATTCCTTAATAACTTGAGTAAGTCTATTAATTCCTAGTTTCTGCAGTGCTATACCTTCAGCTGTGACATCTCCTTTATCCCCTTCTACTAAGTTAAGGTAGTTCTTAATAACCTTAGCTCTTGCTTCGGTCAATTGTAACTCCTCAAGTCTTTCCTGTTCCTTAACTAAATCCATTACTTATTCCCCCTAACGTATGTATCCACCATTTGTTTAGGTGTTTTATAGTGATACCACTTACCCTTACCTTTCACTCTCCACTTACGCCTTTGCCACGCTACTATAAACTTACCTTCAACTAGAAAACCTTGATGACATAACTCACACTCTACGCCTAGGTCAATAAATGACTTCAACTTATAATATCTACCTAATTCTCTCTCAGCTGACCTGCCATAATCACATTTATGATAGTTATCTTTGACCTCCTTCTCTACAGCCTTTAAAAGTGCTTTCTCAGACCAGTCCGATAATTGAATAGCCCCCATTACTTAATCTCCTCTAAACTAAGTTCAAACTGCTCAACTACCCAAGATTCTCTATCACGGATAAAGTCATCGTCCTGCTCCTTTGTAATTAAGGTATCGATTAGAGGTTGTGTTCCTTGTCTCCATTTCAAATATCCAGGGGTTGGTTGGTACTCCCCATTAACAAACATTAAATTATTCTCACCTTCTTGCTCAATTATGTAATCTGTAATCTTACTCATCTCAGTTCTCCTTTTTGTTTTATGTAGCTTTGTTTAGTAACGCCCAATGTCCAAGAGGGTCGTAATACATCCTTTCCTTAATTGCTTCCTTAACTGCTATCTCTCTTCTCTCATACACCTTCGGGTCTTTAAGTACCTTCTTAGGGTCGGTATAGCATGACAACCTAGTAGAAGCAGTAGATGGTTTACATCCTGTGTGTCTTGCAACCATCTGACTAGTCCACTCACTACCATCATCTAGTACATACAACCTAAGACCTGAAGTAGACTTATTTACTTCCTTCTTTCTTAATACATATGATGCCTTATCAGTCTTACCTAGTCTGTGATAAGCCGTTCCATGTGCACAATTTAAATATAACATTAATTTAGGCACAGTCCAAACACTTCCATCATCTAACACGTACTCTCTTATTGGTTTACTACTCATTATTAATCTCCTCTATTAATTACTTACTTATTTAGTTAAATAATACATAACACTATTCTAATTACTTTTCGACAGTCTAAAACTATTTAGCTTCTGGTAAAGAGTTCCACTGTGTTTTAGCCACTGATTCAAACATCATCATTATCCGTTTATACTTACTCGCCTTCATACCACACTCTCTATAAGTGAAAGCCATACTCCGTAGATAATCCTTAAGGAATGCTTCATATGTAGTTGCTTTACCATCGAGTACACGCATCTCTTTAAGAACCTTAACACGTTTAAAGTTATAGTTCATAGCTATATCATTATCAAAGTGCATTAGGCTACCTCCGTTATGTCATCTACAAAGTGAACTTCAGAACTAATCCAAGAACCTTCACCTGTGGTGCTATCCAACTCGGCTTGAACCTTAGCTAAGTTTCTTGCTTGTTTCTCGTTATCAGCTTCCACCTCTACCCAAATAGAACGTGTTACGTCCACACCTATATAAAATTTACTCATTATACGCACCACTACTATTACCTTCATCATCAGAACTCGCCATAATCCAAGTACCATCAGTAAAGAAAATAATAGGTGCTGACCAACTCCAACCTAAATTGGTTGTTTCATCTGCATCTGTATATCTAATATGTGACACCACCTTACCTTTAAACAACTTAGTTGCTTCTCCACTCCAATCTTTCATTTCTGTTTCTCCTTATTTAGTAGAATAAAATCTCACCGACATTATCATATTCAAGTAGTATGTATTCTTGTCTACTTATCGCCTCAATCTTGAATAGGCTATCTAGTACCCCTTCGCTAATCTCTACGATTACTTCCTTATCATCCTGCATCTCTTTGTATGTGTAATCAATATCATGCCTCCCTAAATCAGTAGTGAAGTCATCATCAATACACCCCTCGATGTAGGCTATTTTTGTTATATGCATTTCATTCTCCTTAAATTGTATTCATAAAGTCTGAGCCTATAAGCTCGGTTACAGTATCACCAATGGTATCGTTATAATAATCCCAATGTCCTTTAATCTGCTCCTCTACAACTTCTTCAACAGCATTATTAAAGTCTTGGTCACCTATCTCATCATCAAGATATTGACCACTACCTG